ACAGACTTCGAGCCGATTTACACCGGGGGCAGACCACAAGAAGTAAAGATTGCCCTTTGCTCTAGCGACAAAGCTAGAAGCCTCTTAGGCTATGAAACCTCTACGACCCTAGACGAGGGACTAACCGAGCTAGTCGAGTGGATTAGAGAGCGTGGAGCTAAAGACTTCGAGTACCACTTACCTATCGAGATAGCCAGCGACAAACTCCCAGATACTTGGTCAAAGAGGCTAATGTGACACTCGCAGAGATTTATGCGAGATTCTCTGCGGCAGATGGCGGCGGCGACAAGGGAACTGTCCACAGCTACATTGAAATCTATGAATCAGAGATGACCAAAACCGAGGGCATCAGCCTATTGGAAATAGGTGTTTGGCAGGGTCACTCAATAAGAATGTGGCAAGAGTATTTCGTGGCATCAGAGATTATTGGAATTGACATAACAAAGAAGCATCTTCTTTTTGCTGTGCCTGTCCTTTTGGCAGACGCTACTCAGCCGATTGCACAGCTTGACGGCAAGACCTTTGATTACATAATTGACGATGGTTCCCACCTTCTGCATGACCAGATAAACACTTTTCGATTGCTTTGGGACAAGGTAAAAGAAGGGGGCAAATACTTCATTGAAGACATTATTGGAGATGGGGAAATGCAGGAAATCCAAGAGATGCTCTCTGGTCAAGGAATCGCCTATAAGACCTACGACAACCGCCAAGTAAAAGGGCGCTCAGATGACATCATCATTGTCGCCACTAAAGCCGTAAGCTAGAATAGGGGCAGGAGAACTCATGGCAATCACTAATGGATACGCAACCCTAAGTCAAGTAAAAGCAGCTATCGGCATTGCCGATGGATTTGACGACTCACTACTAGAGATGGCTATTGAATCAGCCTCTCGACAGATTGACTCTTACACCGAGCGTTACTTCTACAACGCTGGAACCGCTGTAAAGATTTTCGCACCGATTGACAACTATGTCTGCCCAACAGAAGACTTCATCACCCTCTCTAAGGTAGAGACTTCTGAAGACGGCGACACCTTCGATACAGAGTGGGCAAGCGATGACTGGCAGCAAGAACCTCTAAATGGTCGAGCAGGCGGTCTAGTTACTTCCTTTACTCAAATCAGAGCTGTCAAGGATTACTACTTCCCTTATGTCAATGGTGAGGCGACTGTTCGCATCACAGGAACTTGGGGCTGGTCTGCTGTCCCTATCGCAATCACTCAGGCAACTGTCATTCTTGCTTCGAGAATCTTCAAGCGTCTCGACTCACCTCTAGGCATCATCTCAGGCGAGCTTGGCTCAATGAGAATCGGCTTCCGCCTTGACCCAGATGTTCAGCACCTTATTGACCCTTACCGCAGAATTGCAATGGCGTAATGGCAAACATCACAGAACTGCGTGAGGGTATTGCAGCTAATCTTGCGACCATTCCCGGTCTAAGAACATCTGCCACAATCCCTGATAACCCAAACCCACCTATTGCCATTGTCTCTCTAAATAGAGTTCAGTATCACCAAGACTTCAAGCGTGGCATGACTGAGTATGACTTCTCGGTGCAAGTTGTTGTTGGCAGGGTAGATGAAAGAAGTGCCCAGCAAAGACTTGACGCTTACTGCTCCAGCGATGGAGAATACTCTGTCGGCGTTAGAATAGAAAGTGACCGCTCACTAGGCGGAAAGGCCTTTGACTGCATAGTGACGGAAATGACGAACTATGGCTCAGTTCTGATTTCAGATGTAACTTATCTGGCAGCTGAGTTCAATGTTCGTGTTTTAGCTAGCTAACTAATAGGAGAAAAATAAATGCCAAAGCAAGTCCTGACGGATGTTGTTGTTCAGCTAAACGGAACAGCAATCTCTCAGAATGTAAACAGCGTAGAACTCACCACAACCGCTGATGCTATCGAGACCACAAGTTTCGGAGACGCCGGTTGGAGAACCTACGCAGGCGGTCTAAAGTCTGGTTCTATCACCTTGTCGCTTCACAACGACTACGCAGCAACCGCACTAGATTCAGTCATCTACAACCTTTTCAACACAGTCGCAACAGTAACCATCTTCCCTGCTGGAACCCCTGCTGGAACTAGCCGTCCGAAGTATGAGTTTGCTGCCCTTGTGGACAATGTTGCCCCGGTAAGCGGAGCAGTCGGTGACCTAGCAGTCCAGAACCTAACTTGGACAATCACTGGTGCAGTTACTCGTGGCACAACAGCCTAAATAACTAAATAGAAAGAAAGGAAACCAAGATGAGAATGCAACTTGAAGTCGAGTTCCTAGACGGAACCACAAAGGATGTCCTAGTAGTGATGTCTGACATGGTGAAGTTTGAGAGCGAATTTTCACTAAGCATTGCCAAGCTAGGGCAGGAGATGAAAGTAACTCACCTGCTCTGGCTTGCTTGGTCATCGCTAACTAGACAAAAGCTAGTCACTGCTGACTTTGACAGTTGGGTAGAGACTGTTGCGTCTATTGGTGCGACTGACCCAAAAGCATAAAAGGGCTAGGAGATAGCTCAGCTCATTGGTATTTAGTTTCGCTGGCTTATGAGTTCAAAGTAAGCCCAGCGGAGTTACTAAAGCTTGACGAGCGAATGCTCTGGACTATGGGTAGATACCTAGTCTGGCGAGGACAAGAACTCAATAAATAGAAGCCGTCCCAATCGGGGCGGTTTTCTATTAGGTAGAATTGACTAGAGGTGTGCGATGCTAAGACCAATGCTTGAGCTAAATTCGGCTGATGTAAAGCTGATGCTAAAAAAGCTAAGAAGCATCGAACCTGACGCAGTAAAGCTTTACAAAAAAGAAATCCGCACGATTGCTAAACCTGTCGCAGACGAAATACAAAGAACAATTCCTAATAGCCCACCTTTGTCGGGAATGGGGTTTACAGTTCGTAGGACTAATCCTGTAACAGGAAATACGACCTATTACATAAATGAAGGTCGTCTAAATTGGCAAGGCACTGGCAAGCATGGTCAAGGGCTACGCAACAAAGCCAAAGGCCCTAAGTCTGTTTCGGTATCTAGTGCAGTTAGACCATCAGGTCGAAGCCTGACAACCCCAATCGCAAAGATTATTCTTCAAAGCCCTGCTGTATCTATGGCCGACATGGCAGGTAGAAAAAGTAATGGAAGAAGTGCTGGTCAATCAAGGACTTACACTTATCGTCTAAGAGATGGTTCAGTGGTGACTCGCAGACACCGACTATCGGGTCAGGGTCAAAAGATGATTGAAGAATTGCGCTCTAAGTATGGACAGGCTTCAAGATTCGGCTGGCCTGCCTTGGAGAAAAGGGTGGATGATGTTGCCCTGCAAATTGACAAAGTTTTACAAAAGTATTTCGACAAAGCGTTTAGGAACAAGTAATGTCACAAGTAAGAGTTGTCCTCAAGTCTGTTTGGGATGATAAGGGTCTAACTAACGCTCAAAAGGCGTTCCAAGGATTTGGAAAGTCACTTGCAGCCGTTGGTGCTGCTGCTCTTGGTTTTGTCGCTATTCAAAATGTTACTAGAGCAATCCTTGAATCTTCAAAAGCTGCAACAGAAGACGCTAAGTCGCAGGCGCTTTTAGCCGAACAACTTAGAAACACAGTCGGCGCTAATGAAGAACTAATTGCATCTGTCGAGCAGAGTATTGGTGCTATGCAGTTGTCTGCTGCTGTCTCAGACGAAGTGCTTAGACCTGCCTTTGCTCAATTAGTCCGAGCCACTGGCGATGTAGACCAAGCGACTAGATGTGAATGCTGTTGCCATAGCCCTGTCTCGTGCCTACCAAGGAAACACAACCGCCCTGTCTCGCTTAGGTATCAAGGCTCAAGAAGGCGTAGATGTCTTTGCGATGCTCGAAGAACAGTTCGCTGGCGCTGCCGAGACCGCTGCTCGGAATGACCCTTTCCAGCGTCTAACAGAAATCTTCTCAGAGCTAGAAGAACAAATTGGACGGGTCTTTTTACCTTATCTAAATGAAATCGCAGATTACTTTGCAACGGCAGATTTCCAGACGGCCTTTGCTTCTATGGCAGCTTCTATCGGCGAAGCAATAAAGCAAATTGACGCTCTCTTTAGACAACTTACTGGTAGCACAGCTCTAACTTTCTTCATAAATCTTGTAGACGCCGCTGCTGTTGGACTTGCTCAAATTGCATTTGTGGCCGGAGATGCAGCTAAGACAATCGGAATGATTTTTGCAGGAGACTTTGCTGGTGCAGGCAGACAATTCTCTTCATTCTTGACCCGATACAACCAATTTGTTCAACAGATTTATCGCAAACAAGACGAGGCTAAAGCCAGAGCTAATAACACTGGCGGCGGCTCGGCCTTCATTCCAGGTTTTACTCCTAGCACTCCTTCTGGTAAAACAAAAGCGGAGCAGGCTAAAAAAGACAGACAAGAGGCTGCTAGAAAAGCGGCTGAAGAACAGCGTCAGGCTCTAGCTGAGGCTCGCAAACTAATTGACGATGCCAACAAGCAACTAACCGAATTACAGACGGAACTAAAAGAAAACCTAGCTCAGATAAATGCTGACTATGCGATAGATGTCGCTGCTACTAATAAAGAGTTCGCTAATCGTCTAAATGACATTGTGAAGCAATCACAAGACAGATTGCGTGAAGTTTATCGGTCTGTCGTGGCTGTCAGCATCTCTGACCTATTCGGCGAGCGCACAACCCAGAAGGTCAAGACTGAAGTAAGCAAGCTAGTCGGTAACATCCGTACCACCATTACTCGTGAGACCGAGGAGACTATTGGCGGTTCGGTCAATGACTTAGTGGCAGGTCTAACAAAGAGACTTACCGACTCTAAGACACTCCTCGAAAATGCCTCTCTATTGGCCTCCAGAGGCTTCTCTCAGACCTTTATAGAGCAGGTTGTGGGTGCGGGTACAGAGACCGGAAATGAGCTGGCTAAAGCCATCCTAGAGGCTACTCCAGAGACTCAGGACGAGCTACGCAATCTATTCAACGCTGTCGAGTCTCAAGCTAACAACGGCATGGACGCTTTGGCTAAGTCAATCTACGACAAGGCAGGGCTGGCAACTCAGGAACTCAAAGACCTTTACACCGCTACTCAGCAGGAGCAAGTGGATGCGTTGCTTGCCCTTCAAGAGGAGCTAAACAAGAATCTAACCGAGGCTAACGATGCTTTCAAAAAGTCTGTGGCAGACCTCAGGGAAAAGCTAAAAGAAGACCTAGAAGCAATCAAGGGCGACCTTTCCTCTCTAAAGACAGAGATTGACTCTCTGATGGCTAAACTCGCTGAGCTTGCAGGGCTGCAAGTAACTGGCCCTTCAATAAATGTGCCACCTCCAGTTATCCCTGTCGTGCCTGACCCAAATAAAACACCACCTGTGACCAAGATAACCGTAATCGCCAGAACCGACCCAACTAAATCTGCCGCTGAGACAGGTAAGCAAATCTCTAAGGTAATCAACAAATACACCGGCGGTGGCGGTGGAGTTAGAACAGGATTCATGGCCGTCTAATGTCGCAACCTACAACAAAAGTTGAAATTGGTTTTGACCTGACCGATTCAGGCACAGGGCCGTTCTTTCGTCTTGACGACCCTATTCAGGGTGTATTAGATAACACCTCATTCGTATTAGGTGGCGAGCTTTTCTACGATGTGACGAACTTCGTTACCTCAGTCTCAATCACACGAGGCAAAAACCGAGAGCTTGACCAGTACGACCAAGGACTTGCCAACATTGTTTTCAATAACAACAGTCGCACCTTTGACCCTGAGTACGCCGCTAGTCCTTTCGCAGGCCAGATTATCCCTAAGAGACAGGTAAGAATAAGCTCAGGAAGCTCTATTCAGTTCTATGGCCTTATTGATGATTGGAACCTTTCTTACGAACCCAATGGTGACTCAATCGCCGCTGCTGCCTGTTCAGACGCAACAGCTTCGTTTGCATCACAGACACTCTTTACAAGAACAAACACTGCCCAGAAGTCAGGGGAGAGAATAAATGAAATTCTTTCTCTACCTGAGATTGACTGGCCTCTATCCCTAAGACAAATTGACACGGGGCAGATGACACTCGGCGCAGACACTATTGCCGACAACACAAACGCTTTGGAATACTTCCGTCTCATTGAGCAGTCCGAACCCGGTGCGTTCTTTATCGGTAAAGACGGCTCAGTTGTTTTCAAAGACCGCATCACCGCACCTCTGACCGATGGCGTGACTCTCTCTGATGACGGCACAGGTATTCCATACCAGACAATCCGAGTGCAGTATGGCTCCGAGCTACTAGCCAATGAGATTGTTTTAGAGTCTGCCATTACAACCACGCAGGTAGTACAACAAGACCTTGACTCTATTGAGGAATACGGAATCTTCAACCTGACCCGAACCGGGCTTTTGATTGGGGATGACACCGACCTAGAGGAACTAGCTGACTTCTACTCTCAGAAGTATTCATCCCCCGAATACCGCTTTGAGGCAGTAGACATTCTTTTGGACGAGCTGACGACAGGGCAACAAGAAGACCTCTTAGCCCTAGAGATTGGGGATGTAGTCCAAATCAAGTTCACCCCAAACCAAATCCCCCCTGCTATAAACAAATACGCTGAAATAATCTCGGTAAAGATGACGCTCAATTTGGTAAGCTAGACTCAGGCAACGCTTTAGCCTTCTAAGAGGAGATTCAATGGCTGGATTAGGCCGCAAAGTTTTTACCGCAGGTGAGGTTCTAACCGCTGCGAATGTTCAGGACTACCTACAAGACCAAGCTGTTATGGTCTTCGCCAGCACAGCGGCTAGAGGCTCTGCGCTAGGAACCTCGGTAATCAGCGAGGGTATGGTTACTTATCTAACCGACTCCAACACAATCACTGTTTATGACGGTGCAGTTTGGCAGCAGGTTTACCCTGCCTCGATTACCTCAATCGCAGGAACACAGGTTCAGTTCGGCGGAACCGCTACCACTACCTCAATGACCGCTACCGCTGCCCTAGACAACGGAACTATCTGGGTGAATGGAACTGCTGCTGTAACGATTACCGTTCCAGATGTTTTGAACACTTGGGACACACTGACAATCTGGCGCAACGCTGGTGGAACTGTAACCATTGCCGCAGGAACTGGCGTGACCGATTGGGGCGGTGCTGGAACCGCTGGAACAAGCGTGACCTACAAGATTGACCAAACTTATGCGGCTGCAACTGTTCAAAAGGTTGCTGCTAACACTTACCGAGTAGTTGGAAAGATAACTGTCTAATGCCTATTCCTTTAGGAGTTCTTGCTGTTGCAGGAGCAGGTGCAGGTGCAACGGGTTCTTTTGACCTGCTTGAAACTACTGTTCTGGGTAGCAATGCTGCAAGCGTTACCTTTAGCTCGCTAGGTTCTTACTCGGCTTACAAACATTTACAGGTTAGATACACAGTCAAAACGGCTAGAACTGCTTTTGACATTGACTTTTATCAGTTAACTCTCAACGGGGTAACGACAGCTTCTTATGCCTATCATCATTTAGGCGGTAATGGTAGTAGCGTCACTTCTGATAATGGGGCAAATTCTAGCTTTATTTACCCTTGGATAACAGTTCCGGGAAATGCCACAACTTCTGGGTTTGGAGCTGGAATTCTTGATTTATTAGATTTTTCAAGCACTTCAAAAAATAAAACAGTAAGAATTTTTGCAGGGCAAACGGTCTCAGCAACACGCTACCTAGCTCTTGCCAGCGGCTTTTATAATTCAACAAATGCTATTACTTCAATGACATTTACTTTTCCAAATGCTAACGCCCTAACCGGCTCACGCTTTTCGCTTTATGGAATCAAGTAGGCAGGGAAAGGAAAACTTATGCCAACCCCGACTTATGATTTGATAGCTTCTAATGTTTTAGGCTCATCTGCTTCGAGCATCGAGTTTGCCTCAATAAGTGCCTCGTATCGTGATTTAGTTATCGTTGTCACTGCTACTAATAGCTCTCTTGCGCAATTACGAGTAAGACCTAATGGTCAAACGACAAATCTTACATCCGTCACTGCCGAGGGTAATGGTTCGACTACGGCAAGTAATACTTATTCAAACATAGGGGAAATGGGTTTATTCAATAACCTCAGCAGCGAAATCAGTATTCAAATAATTCAATTTATGGACTATGCCCAAACCGACAAGCACAAAACAGTTCTTTTCAGAACTAATCGAGCTGGCGGCGGAGTAAGTATGATTGCTGGTCGATGGGCAAGCACTTCTGCTATAACTAGCATTGTCCTCGCACCAGATGGCGGAACTTTCAATACTGGTTCGACTTTCTACCTATACGGAATTGCGGCGTAATTATGGCTATGACACTTGTAAGTACAGTAACAGTCGGTTCGGGCGGTGCTGCTTCGATTGAATTTACTGGAATAGCTGGCACAGGGAAAGACCTCTTACTAAAAGTTGGCTCAAGAGCAGTCAGCACTAACAGCACTTTTATGGTTCGGCTAAATGGAGATAGCGGCTCTAACTATGCTGAAATAGAATTGCAGGGTAGTGGTTCTGCCGCATCCAGCAGTAGTGTTGCCACCGGAACAAGTCTCACCGCTAGTCAAAGCAGGAGTTCTGATACTGCCAGCACTTTTGGTAGCACAGAACTTTACATAGCTAACTACACCTCAACCACTAATAAAAGCATTAGCCAAGATGGATTAGGCGAAAATAATGGCACAACTGCTTTTATGCGAATGTTTGCTCAAAGGTATAGCACTAGCTCTGCAATTAGTTCTATTGCTCTCACAGTAAGCGGAAGTAGCTTTGCAGAACACTCAACCGCAAGCCTTTACATCATTTCTTAGATAGGATAGAACAATGGAAACTCCAGTAAAAATCATCGTAGACCTTTCAAAGCCAGAGGGCGAAAGGGAAACTATCGTTCCCCTAACCGCCGAGGAAATCGCTCAGCGTGAAGCCGATGCTGCTCAGGCTGCGCAGGAACAGGCAAATCGTGAAGCTGCTGCTGAAGCACTTGCCGCACTAAAGGCATCTGCTAAGGCAAAGCTAATCGCAGGACAGCCTTTGACTGCCGAAGAAGCAGATACACTCGTCCTGTAAAATAGTTCTTACATCTCTTAGCGGAGTGCAATGAACGAACAAATTCCTCAATGGGCAATCGAACTTATCAAGCAAGTCGAACGCCTAAATGAAAAGTTGCCGACCCATGTTGATTGGGTTGAGCGAAACATAAAAGACCATGAGATGCGCATCAGAAACCTAGAGCGCAAGGTGTGGTTAGTTGCTGGTGCATCCGCTGTAATCGGTTCGATAGCGGCGGCAGTATGGCGAGACCTTTTCTAAGAGCGGCATTAGTAGCTGGTCTTTCCTTTTCTCCCCTGCTCCTAACTTATCCGGCTATGGCAACGGAACAGGTAGAAGAACAACAAAACTATCCTCAGCTAATAAATCAAGCCTTTGAGGATTACTGGGCAGCTATGCGCTCAGTGAATAACCAGATTGCAGACCGAACAAGCTGGAATCAGCAGGTAGTAGTAGCGCAATCTACGCTCAATTCACTAAACAACCTAATAAGCACACAAGCGCCTCAGAGTGAAATCGCATCGGCTTATGAGACTTGGCACACAGCGCACTATACGCTTATCTCTTTTGTTACAGGTGTTCCTCTTGTCCCAGAGCCAACCCCGACTCCTACGCCGGAACAGACACCAGAACCGACTCCTAGTCCAGAACCGACCCCTGAGCCAACTCCAGAACCTAGCCCTGAGCCAACTCCTGAGCCTTTACCAGTAGAGCCAGAACCTACTCCTCAGCCTCAGCCTGAGCCTCAGCCAGAGCCAGTTCCAGTTCCGCAACCTCAGCCTGAACCAGAGCCAGTCTTACCGCCTCAACCTGAACCTGAGCCGAGTCCTGAGCCACAGCCTCAGCCCACGCCTGAGCCTGAGCCTGAACCAACTCCTGCTCCTTCTGAACCTGTCGAGGTTGAACCAACCAAGCCAGTAGAGCCGGAATTGCCAGAACCAGAGCCAGAGCCAAATCCACCAGTTGAGCCTACCGCTCCAGAGGATTTACTTTCCATTGACCCTGCCAATTTGACAGGGGAACAAATAGAAGAAGCCGAAGCCCTAGCGACTGAGCTATTTGAAACTGCCGAGCCCGGCTCACCTGAATACGCACAAGCCCTAGAGCTTCTAGCCGTCATTGCCGAGGCTGATGATGAAGAATTACCTGCTGAAATCGCCGCCATCCCTCTATTGGGAGATGTTGCAGGAGCAGTCCTAGATGTGTTCAACGACCTAGGAAACATTGGGGCAGACATGGCCCCTCAGCAACGAGAGCGGTCAGAAGAAGTCATCGTGGCTTCTGTGATTGTCGGACAAGTTGCACAAGTAGCAGGAGCAATTTCAATGAGCAGGAGACCATAATGAAATACTTGAAAGCCTTATTCAAAGACCTACTAGACCAGTCTTGGACTCTATTAGGTATGGCAGTAGCTTGGCTGGTGCTAGAGGGTTCAGCCAGAGATGTAACAGGGATGCTAATTCTTATTACCCTGTCCGTTTGGATTTTGACTTTCCCTCTGCGTTGGGACAAGTCAGAGTAAAATAAACTCATGACTTGGCAAAAACCCTTCCCAGACAACCGCATCACAGGACACTACGGCACACTTTCTGACTACCGCCGCAAGATGAAGATGCAACCTCACTCCGGCACAGACTGGGCGATGAAGGCAGGAACTCCGATTCCTGCTATCGCTAGAGGAACTGTCGTTGGGATTTTTGAGTCGAAGATTTTAGGTCATGTCCTAGTTCAGAGAGTTCAGGACAAGAATAAAAAGATTTGGTTTATCGGCTACTGCCACCTACACAAGAAGCCAACTCTAAAAGAGGGCGACAGAGTAGAGGCAGGCGCACCTATCGGGCTAGTCGGTAACTCAGGCTCAGCTTCTACCGGAGCGCACCTTCACGCCACACTTAGTAAAACAATCAAAGGCGTGTTCGGCCCTACCGCAGTCAAGTCAGACCTATACAAAGCAATCGAGGAGAACAAGTGAAAGAAATAACTAAGCAGATTTTGGTAAGGGGCATTGGTCTTTTCTTTGCAACCTTCTTCGCAGGAACAGGTGTCGGCTCTATCGCTACTAACGGTGACTGGTGGCTAGGCTCAATCATCGGTGTAGGAACTGCCTTCGCAGCAGTCCTAACGATGCTCGGCGTGTCGCTAACTTGGCAGGGAAGCCTAGACTCTCAGGATGTTGCTAACGCCTTTCGGGCAGCGGTGGCTAAGTCGGCAGAAAGCAACGACTCACTCAAGGCAGCCCTAGAGGTAGAGAAAGACGGCGATTTTACTTTTGACGACATGGTTGATGACAATGACCCAGATTTGGCAGAAAACAAGTAAGCTAAAAGCGTTCATTGTTGCTCCGCCCCCTGTCTAAATGGCAGGGGGTTTAACCTTTCATGGGGCAGAGTTCCAGCCCAGACACCATGCTTCTGACCTGACTCCACCGCATAACGAAAACACTC